TGATCTCCAACACATGGCCGCAGTCATTTGCATAATTGCGGACAAATTGTAAATCAATAGGAATTCTGGTCATTACGACATTATCATCCCCTAACTGGACAACAACAAAGTCATCAAAATTCATACGTTTAAAACAACCTGCAAAAAACATAAATCCAACTACAGTGTTGCCAAACGACGTGTTGATGACCCCTGAAGCCCTCTTGCCCCGCTGGTGGAATTTTACTCCACCCCGAGACACTCCAGAAGACTCCAGCTGCAACAAAAGATAATCCTTATATACACCAGGAAGATCATAACAAGCAAACTCAGCTCGCAACGCTTCCAACTCAGTGCGACCATCATACCGACTAAAATCACCCTCATAAAAACACCATCCCATGGTTTCATAATGAGAAATGATCAGCCCTATCTGATCTGACGTCATACCACCGGTGTATATATACTTCTGACGCAAGGCAGTTGTGACATCTGGCCACTTCTGTGCCACTAGTGACTTCATATATGAATAATACAAAGGACCAGTGGCTGCCAAATAATCATCCTCCTTGCCCGAAATACATCTCGGATCTCTCTTGTTGAGTGCCTTACCAACATTCCACTCTACTTTCACCATAACTTTAGATTTGCCAGTAACAACATGAAATGCAGAATTCACTTCTTCAAACCCCTGCAATATCATGCGTTTCCTACTATCCGGATAATGTTTGATAAAATCATCTAACATTTCCTGGCTCTCACACATATGTGCGCCACTGGCAAAACTAAACTGCTCCAACAGTGCAACACGATTATAATCCCAAACGACAGTGCGGACACCTACAGTGGATTTAGGCTCCAACAACTGACGACTACACAAAGCTTTTAACTCATTGTGTATGCATGACCTCGCGCACCAAATTTCATTGGGCAATATGGTATAACCCACTAAGAACTCATGTTCCTCACACTTAGTAAAATTGGTCCACGTGGGTAAATGCAACCAATTCCCGAACTTCCTCTGTTGAGCCGACATCCATTTCATTACAAAACGACGGGACTCTGAGAGGAACCCGGTGCAGTAGTCAGTCAACTTCTTACACTCACTTACCAGGAGCCCATCATTGACATTCCTGACACGCCTAGTGCTAACAAACCAACTAACTGCTGCAAACCCCATCAAGCCTCCTGCCAACAAGCCCTTAAACAATGGCTTTTTGACAACGCGCAAGCCCATCCCTAGAGTGCCCATCCCAATGACTCGAAGGACCAGTCGCCACCAATCATACCGGTAAGGAACCGCAGGGCTTACTGAAAAAGATTCAATATAGTCCAAAATGCGTTTCATCCCTACCCTATCTTTCGGTAACGATTGTCCTTGCTTTTCGAGCCAAATAGGCATTCTCACCATAGCCCTATTAACACACTTATCAGTCCTATCTGACCTGAAATGGAGCTCACAATGGGCTCCAATCAACTCAGAGGGATGGACATCGTGTTCGGTTATGGCGACTGGGGCCGACGGAAACAAA